ATATGCCATTGCGGAGTGCGACAGATGTGCGCAGCGGTATAAGCTTACGGAGTTAAAGATACAGATATTAAAGACAAAGCCGTACCAAGTTAAGGTTTGCCCTAGTTGTTGGGATCCAGATCAGCCTCAGTTGTCCCTAGGTTTGTATCCAGTAAATGATCCACAAGCTGTACGAGAGCCAAGACCTGATGTAAGCTATGAAGTATCTGGTCAAAGCGGTTTGCAAATTAATTTAACTGGGATAGGACCAAATGGGTTTGGTAGTCCAGAAGCAGGTAGTAGGATATTTCAGTGGGGCTGGGCCCCAGTAGGCGGTTCAAGACTTAATGACGATGGGTTAACGCCAAATAACTTGGTGTTAGCGGTACAAATTGGTACAGTAACAGTAGTAACAACTTAGGAGTTAAAAATGGGATACAAAAAAGGTGCAGATGGTATAACTAAGCAGGGTAAAACCGAAGGTAAAAATTTGGGTGACTCTGGTCCATCAGTAGGTATTGAGAAGGGCCCAAAGAAAAGTACAAGCATGATGAATAAAAACATGAAGCTTATGGGACGCAATATGGCTCGTGTAATGAACCAAAAGAAAGCTGGAAGGGGTCGATAATGGCTAAGTTCTCTATGAAAAAAGGTGGTAAAGAGGTAGGACCTGCAGAGGTTTATGCTGCACCGCACACAATGGACGGTAAAACAACAGCAAAATCTGGTCGCCCCGTACCATCAGGAGAAAAAACAACACCAACTCGTGTTAATGGTCCGCAACCATCTACTACAGATAGTTATGAAAGTTCAGTAGTAAAACCAGGTAGGAACGGTATTAACGAGATGAACGTATCTGTTGGTGGTATCAGCAAAGGCAACTATAAGCCAATAAACCCATACGGCGTTGGCGTTATGCGTGGTTATGGTGCGGCTACCAAAGGACGCAAAATTAGCGGAAAGATGGGCTAATGAATTACTACCAGCTTGTATCTGCAGTTCAAGACTACACGGAAAATAACTTTCCTGTAACCTATCTTGCTAATGGACAAACGGTTTCGTCTGCTCAGCAGATTAATCGTTTTATTGAGCAGGCTGAACTTCGCATTTACAACACGGTACAAATTCCAGCTTTACGTAAAAATGTAACTGGAACATCTACCCCAAACTCCGCATATCTTGCGTGTCCAGAAGACTATTTGTCGTCTTTCTCCCTAGCTGCGATTGATCCTACTACTGGCGAGTACGAGTTTTTGCTCAATAAAGACGTGAATTACATCCGTCAAGCGTACCCTTCACCCACCGATACTGGCAAGCCACGCCACTACGCCCTGTTTGGGCCACGGTTTAATGCCACCAACGAACTTAGTTTTATCCTTGGGCCAACGCCTGACACAAACTACGCTATGGAATTGCACTATTACTATTACCCAGTATCGATTGTGCAGAACCAGATCGGCTCTTTGGGCGCTATTACCAACCCAGGATCAGGCTACACCAACGGCGTTTATACCAATCTACCTGCTACTGGTGGTACGGGCGAGGGTGCATTAATAAACGTAACAGTTGCTGGAGGAATTGTCACTGCCGCTACATTGTCTTATGGTGGGTCTGGTTATACGGCTGGAAACTCCCTAACGGCTACTATTGGTAGTATTGGATCAGGTTTTGCTGTCAATGTTTCTTCTGTAAATAACCCAACAGGAACTTCTTGGTTAGGCGATAATTTCGATACCGTCTTGCTTTACGGAACCCTTGTTGAGGCTTATACTTACATGAAAGGCGAGCAAGATATGGTTGCTCTGTATAACACTAAGTATGGTGAGGCATTACAGCAGCTCAATAGATTAGGAACCGGCTTGGAGCGTGGCGATGCTTATCGTGACGGTCAGGCAAAGATTAAGGTGAATCCATAATGGCTTTTACAGGAAACTACGCATGTAATGTGTTTAAAACGGGTCTGGCTAACGGAACCTATAACTTTTCAAACACGACATCACAAGTATTTAAACTTGCTCTGTATACAAACAGCGCAACATTGAACGCATCTACAACGGCATATACCACTACGGGCGAAACTTCTGGCGCTGGTTATACTGCTGGTGGCAACACGTTAACAATTAACGTTAACCCAACAACTGGCGCATCTGGAAACATTGCGTATTTTTCATTTGCTGACTCTGTGTGGGCAAGCTCAACAATTACTGCTCGTGGCGCTTTGATTTATTTAGCCAACGGCACAACCAATCCCGCTGTTTGTGTTCTGGACTTTGGTTCAGATAAAAGCACAACTGGCGGTACTTTCACGGTACAGTTCCCGTCTGCTACCAATACTTCTGCAATTATCCGAATTTCTTAAGGAGCTATTATGTTTTCTGAAAACACTAAACCAATCGATGTGGCATCTGCCTCATTGGTTGCAAATACAGGAGCGCAAGAGGGCGTTCAAACTCACGGCTTTTACACTGTTGACTGCGTAGATGCAGAAGGCAACGTTAAGTGGTCTGAGTCCATTAAAAACCTAGTCGTTACATCTGGCAAAAACTTTATGTTAACCCAGACTTTTACTGGTTCTGGTTATACAGCAGCATGGTTTTTAGGTCTAGTCAGTGGTGCGTCTAGCCCAACATACAACGCTGCTGATACGATGTCTAGCCACGCTGGTTGGACTGAGTTTACTGGTTATAGCAACGCAACCCGTCCAGCGCCAACATTTAATGCTGCTGCATCTGGCGCAATTAGCACAACCGCTACATCGTTTAACATCAATGCAAGTGGAACTGTTGCTGGTGCGTTTTTGACCACAAACAACACTGTTGGTGGTACTACAGGTACATTGTTCTCTGCTGGTAACTTTACTGGCGGTAGCCGTACTGTTGCTTCTGGCGATACATTGAATGTAACTTACACATTAACATTGACCTAATAGGGGCATAGTATGGCCTTAGTATTAGCAGATCGTGTCCAAGAAACGACGACTAGTCCTGGTACTGGTGATGCCACTTTAAATGGTGCTGTTACTGGGTTTAGGACGTTTTCGTCTGTCATGGCAAATGCAGATACGTGTTACTACGCTATTGCAGACCAAGGCGGTGCAAACTGGGAGGTTGGTCTTGGCACTTATGCGTCAAGCGGTAACTTACTGCAACGCACTACCGTATACGCATCAAGTGCAGGCGGCACAACTAAGGCTAACTTTAGCTCTGGAGTTCAGGCGATATTCATTACCTACCCAGCAGGAAGGTCTGTTAATTTAGACGGGTCTGGTAATGTAAGTGCATTGGGTACAGTTAGTTCCGGCACATGGCAGGGAACTACTATTGCAGTCGCATATGGTGGCACAGGAACTACGACTTCTACGGGAACTGGGTCGGTTGTCCTGTCTAATAGTCCAGCACTAACCACGCCAAATTTAGGCACACCGTCAGCAATTACATTGACCAATGCCACTGGGTTACCGTTAGGAACAGGCGTTAGTGGCACACTACCAACTACTAATGGTGGTACTGGGCTTACTTCGTTCACAACGAATGGTGCTCTATATGCAACGTCTACTTCTGCTCTCACTACTGGCACTTTGCCTGTGGCTTCTGGCGGTACTGGTACCACTACTTCTACTGGTTCTGGGAGTGTAGTTTTAAGTACTTCCCCCACATTAGTTACTCCTGTACTTGGAGCAGCTACTGGTACATCATTAGTCGTTACTAGTGGAGTTGTATCCACCAATGTATATGGATCAGCAGTTGCATCAGGTATTGCAGTTGATTATGATGCTGGAACTACAAATGGTAGGGTAAGCGTTGGTGGTAGCGCTAATCTTACGTTCTACAGTGGTGGCGTTGGCACTACAGCTTTATTACGACTTTACAGCAACGGATCTATTGGCGTTGGCAGCACTCCTAGTGCAGGATCTTCTGGTCAAGTATTAACCTCTGCCGGATCTGGTGCGCCACCCACATGGTCTACACCTTCTGGTACAACACAAGCACAAAGTATCGCCTACGCCATGACGCTAGGCTTTTAATTTTAGGAATAAGATATGGCAAATCCCAATATAGCAGCACTAACAGTTATTAGAGGACAGACAGCGTATGTTGTTCCGTCTACTACAAACGTAACGACTAGCTGGACATTTGACGGCACTACCGCAGATGCTGGTCTTAACCCAGCCGCTAACACGGTACATAAGATTACTGGTTTGATCGTATCCAATACAACAGCTTCTGCCGCAGCAGCAACCGTAGCGGTTGGTAATAATGCAACCTTTGGTTCAGCTACCGTGATTTCGTACCTAGCGTATCAGATCTCAGTGCCAGCCAATGCGTCTTTGATCGTAGTTGATAAGACTACAGATCTGTATATCACGGAGAACCAATCACTTGCGGTACAGTCAGGCACAGCATCAGCCTTGACTTATACCTGCATTTTTGAAGCGATTACCTAGCATGTCCCTGCGTTACACAGCAGCTTGGTTACAGGACGGAGCGTTTAACCCGCTGACTGCGCCTACGCCTATAGTTACATATAGCCCGTACATTTATAGCTGGGGATCTAATAATTTTGGGCAATTAGGGGTAGGAGACACAACAAACAGGTCTTCACCAACTCAAGTTGGATCTTTAACTACATGGTTACAGGTATCTGCTAGATACCATACAATTGCCACTAAAATTGATGGCACTTTATGGGTATGGGGAAGAAATAATAACGGTCAGTTGGGGGTTGGAAACACTTCTAATTACTCATCCCCAGTTCAAGTTGGTGCGTTAACCAACTGGTTAACAGTTTCCGCTGGATATTCTCACACCGCCGCAATTAAAACAGACGGCACACTTTGGTCTTGGGGTTTAAATGCCCAAGGTCCATTGGGGCTAGGAAATACAACTAGCTATTCCTCTCCAAAACAAGTCGGATCGTTGACTAATTGGTTATATGTTAGCTGTGGGTATGCTTTTACCATTGCCTTAAAAACAGATGGAACAATGTGGTCTTGGGGGTCTGGCAGTATAGGAAGGCTTGGTTTAGGAAACGAAACAAACAGGTCATCACCAAACCAAATTGGCGCATTAACTACATGGTCTAAAATTTTTTGTGCTTATTATCATACAATAGCTTTAAAAACCGATGGAACCCTTTGGGCTTGGGGGAAAAATAGTTCTGGTAATTTAGGCACAGGAAATACAACCAATTACTCCTCTCCAGTACAAGTCGGCGCTTTAACTAATTGGCTTTTTATTTCTTCAGGTGGGTATCATTCTTCAGGAATAAAAACAGACGGCACATTATGGAAATGGGGGCAAGGTACTTACGGTCAATTGGGCAGAAACAACACTACACAATATAATTCTCCAGTTCAAGTTGGCGCATTAACAACTTGGAGCAAAGCTGGTTGTGGATTTTATTTTTCAACAGCTACTAAAACCGATGGTACTCTGTGGTCATGGGGTCAAAATACATCAGGGCAACTAGGGTTAAATAATACAACTTACTATTCATCACCTAAACAGGTTGGTGCGCTAACTACATGGTTAAACATATCATCTGGCGGCTATTCTTCCGCAACTTTACTTTACTAATATGCCAGTAACCACTACATACCCATATCTTCAATACGGCGGCATCTGGACAGCATCTCAGCAAGCAGACGCTAAAGCTGCGGGTACTTGGCCCAGCCCACCTGTTCCACTTTTATATAGCTGGGGCAGCAATAGTTCTGGTGCGTTAGGGCTTGGAAACACCACAGCATATAGTTCGCCAAAACAAGTCGGGTCTGACACCAATTGGTTACAAATAGTTGCTGGGGGCTATAACAACACATCTGCTGCAATTAAAACTAATGGCACATTATGGATGTGGGGTAATAACGCACGAGGTCAATTAGGAAATGGTAATACAACAAATTATTCATCTCCAGTTCAGATTGGCGCATTAACTGGTTGGTTGCAAGTTTCTACTGGACGATACCGAGCTACCGCAGCTATAAAAACCGATGGTACTCTGTGGATGTGGGGGAATAATACCTTTGGTTCATTAGGACTAGGTAATACTACCGACTACTCTTCACCAAAACAAGTTGGTTCTGGAACTAGTTGGTCATTGGTTGCTTGTGGTAATGCTTCTACTTTTGCTATAAAAACCGATGGTACATTATGGTCTTGGGGATATAATCCGTCTGGGCAGTTAGGACTTGGTAACACCACGTATTATTCGTCACCAAAGCAAATCGGCGCTTTAACCAATTGGTCAAAAGTTAACAGCGTTGGGAATTTTTGCATGGCTATTAAAACAGACGGTACTTTTTGGGCCTGGGGAGTAAATAATACTGGTCAATTAGGGCTTAGTGATACAACAGGTAGATTGTCTCCAGTTCAAGTGGGTGCATTAACAAATTGGAGTAAGATTTCATCAGGAATGACTGCGTCATTAGCTATTAAAACAGACGGTACTCTTTGGGCATGGGGACTTAATAGTTCTGGACAATTAGGTCAAGGCAATACAACAAACCAATCATCCCCAGTTCAAGTTGGTGCATTAACAACTTGGCTATATGTTGTTGCAACATATACTAGCAGTTACTCAATAAAAACAGACGGCACTCTTTGGTCGTGGGGTGGTAATAGTTTTGGACAGCTTGGACTTGGCAACACAACAAATAGATCATCCCCAGTCCAAGTTGGCGCATTAACAACATGGACTACTCTTAGCACATTTGGCGGTAATGCAAATCATATGCTAGCAATAGCACTCAATTAACATAAAGGACATAACGTTTTGAAAAAAACATTGCATTTCTTATCAGGCATTCCACGTTCAGGATCTACAGTCTTGGCGGCAATCCTTAACCAGAATCCACAGACCCACGTCAGCACAACGTCTGGCTTGGTTCATGCTTTGGATGGTCTTGCTAATACATGGCACTCGGCTGGTCTACTCAATGAGAATGACCCAGAGCGTAAGCTCCTAGCCCAGACCATGCGTGGCACGATTGATGCGTTCTACGAGTCTACTGATAAGCCTGTAATTATTGATAAGGGACGTGGCTGGCCCGTTCCTGTGATTATGCAAGCCATGAGCCAGGTGCTACAACATAAGCCAAAGATTATTGCGACTGTGCGCTCTGTGCCAGACTGTATGGCATCGTTTGTGCGTATTGCCAAGCCCGAAGATTTAGATGAGTTTATGCACTCTGGACAGCTTGCTGACCACTTAAAGGCGGCTTATATTTCGTTGCAAGAAGGCTACCAGTTTATGCCTGAGTGCTTCCTGTTTGTGGAGTACGAAGACCTATTGTCTAACCCAAAGGCGCAGCTAGACCGCATCCACGAGTTCTTAGAGCTGCCAGCGTTTGACTATGACCTGTCTAATATTGACGGTTCCTCAGTAAAAGAGGACGATGAGAATTTACATGGCTACTCTGGTATGCACGATGTTAAACCCGTGCTACAACGCCAGCACAGTGAGTCACCAAAAGACGTACTAAAGAACCACTACGCAGCATTCTGCCAGCCTGAGTTCTGGTTAGCAACACCCCGTACCGTTCCAGAATTGACAGACTTAGACCTGCAATTAGCCGCCTCTACCTCTGGTGACTTTGTTGAAGGCTTGCGTCTAGCACAGAAATTAGAAGCCAATGAGCCTAATAACCATCGTGCAGCGTACAACCGTGGCTGGTATGCATTACGTCAAGGGCAGATTCAAAAGGGCTACCAGCTCATGGATCGGGGTCGTTTTGTTGGCGTATTTGGTAATAAGCACCCAGAGACAGTCACCCAGCAGTGGGATGGCAAGTCAAAAGGCACAATCTTATTGTATTTAGAAGGCGGTCTGGGAGATCAGATCCACCAGATTCGTTATGCCAAAGACATTGCTGATCGTGGCAATAAGGTAGTCGTAGCGTGTACTGGCGCTCTGGTTCCTATGTTTAACCAGCTGGACGGTGTTTCTGCTGTGGTGCAACATGGCGCTGAGTATGGTGTTTACCATGACTACTGGGTAGCTGGTATGAGCGCTGTAGTACCTTTGGGGTACGAATTAAAAGACTTGAAGGGTACGCCTTACATTGAAAAACCAATCGCCATCAAAGGACATAAGAAGCGTATTGGACTGCGCTGGCAGGGTAACAGTATGTTTGAGAAAGAACATCATAAGAAGTTCCCATACGATCTAATGTTTGATGCGGTTAAGTCTGACGAGTATGAGTTTATATCTCTCCAGCGTGATGAAGGTGCGGATGCTTGCCCTCCTTGGGTACGTCAGGTTCCGCTAAATAGCTGGGAAGATACTAGAAATGCGGTTGCATCATGCGACTTGGTTATCTCGGCTTGCACATCGGTATCCCACTTATCTGCTGCTATGGGCGTTGAAACATGGGTAGTAACACCTGTTATGCCGTACTTCTTGTATGCGCTAGACGGCGATAAAACCCCGTACTACAATAGTATGACGCTAATCCGCCAAGAAGTATTTGGTGATTGGACAGCACCGTTTGACCGCATTAAAGCAAAACTAAACACAATCAAGCAACCTATAAGGATGGTCAGTTGAGCTACCGTTACGATGCCTCTTTTATAGATCCAGGGTTAAACACCCTAGTAGCACCTACGCCTATCTATACCTATGGTTTATGGAGTTGGGGAAATAATAGCGGTGGTGTTCTTGGATTGGGGAATACAACTAATTATTCCTCACCTAAACAAGTTGGTGCGTTAACCAATTGGAGTTTTGTTGGTACAGGCAGCGGAAATAATCAAGCCATAGCAATTAAAACTGACGGAACAATGTGGTCTTGGGGGAATGGTGGTAGTGGTCAGTTAGGATTAGGAAACACAACAAGCTATTCTTCACCAAAACAAGTAGGCTCTCTTACTAATTGGTCTGTTGTTTCAATTAATTATACAAGTTCAATTGCAGTAAAAACCGATGGAACTTTGTGGTCTTGGGGCAATAATAATTTTGGTCAACTAGGTCTTGGTAATACCACAGCGTATTCATCACCTAAACAAGTTGGATCGTTAACTAATTGGCTTAAAGTTTCTTCTGGGTATTATCATACTATTGCTACTAAAACCGATGGTACTTTATGGACATGGGGAAAAAATCACTATGGGCAATTAGGATTGAATAGTTCAACATACGCTTTTTCATCCCCACAACAAGTTGGTGCATTAACAAATTGGTTAAGTGTTGCCGCTGGAATATATTCATCATTAGCAATTAAAACTAACGGAACTTTATGGTCATGGGGTCAAAATAATCAAGGTCAGTTAGGTACAAGCAATGTAACAGGATATTCTTCTCCAGTGCAAGTTGGCGCTTTAACTAGTTGGGTTATTGTTTCTACTGGAACCCGCACTTCTGGGGCTATTAAAACCGATGGCACTCTATGGTCTTGGGGAAACAATGCTAATGGTCAATTAGGGCTTGGCAATACTACGTATTATTCATCCCCAAAACAAGTTGGCGCTTTAACTACTTGGTCAAAAATATGTAGTAACAATAGAGCTATAGCTGCAATTAAAACTGACGGGACATTGTGGTCGTGGGGTTATAACGTACAAGGTCAATTAGGTCTTGGAAATACAACAAACAGATCATCTCCAGTACAAGTTGGTGCACTAACTAATTGGGGGAATATATTCAGCCCTTCATATTTAGGCAACTTTTTCGCTCTTCAATACTAATATGCCAGTCTCATACCCATACACCCAATACACAGGCATCTGGAACCTAAGCGCAGCTAGTAAGGCTAAGGGAGCTGGAACCTGGCCCAGTCCGCCCGTTCCTAAGTTGTATAGCTGGGGTACTGGCGGTGGTGGCATCTTAGGTCTTGGCAACACAACTACTTACTCATCTCCTAAACAAGTTGGCGCATTAAATAATTGGTATAATTTATCTGGTGGGTTTTATCATTTTCTTGCTACAAAAACCGATGGAACACTCTGGGCTTGGGGTGCTAATGCCAACGGGCAGTTAGGTCTTGGCGATACTGCAAATAGATCATCTCCAACTCAAGTTGGTGCATTAACCACTTGGTTAAATGTATCCGCTGGATTTTACTCTTCATATGTAACCAAGACTGACGGAACACTATGGGTTTGGGGTTCAGGCGCATTTGGCAGGTTAGGTCTTAATAACACCAATAATTACTCATCGCCAAAACAAGTTGGCGGTTTAACTAACTGGTTAAAAGCTGCAAGCGGATACAAATTTGCAATAGCTGTAAAAACAGACGGTACTCTGTGGTCTTGGGGGACAAGCCCAAATGGAGCTTTGGGGCTAGATAATACAACAGCCTACTCCTCTCCTAAGCAAGTTGGCGCATTAACAAATTGGCTTAATATTGCTGCGGGGTATTACTTCTCGGTAGCAACAAAAACGGACGGCACTATTTGGGCGTGGGGGCAAAACAGTAGTGGTCAATTAGGACTGGGAAATACAGCACAATACAGTTCTCCTAAACAAATTGGTTCATTAACAAATTGGTCTAGTCTTACAGCAAACGGATATCAATGTCTTTCTATTAAATCAGACGGCACTCTTTGGGCTTGGGGTACAAATGGAAGTGGGCAATTAGGTCTTGGAGACACTACAAATAGATCATCTCCCGCACAAGTTGGTGCGTTAACAAATTGGTATATTGTTTCTACTGGTATATCTTTTTCTTTGTCCACTAAAACTGACGGCACTCTGTGGTCATGGGGGGTAAATGATTCAGGTCAACTGGGTCTTGGTAATACAACTGGCTATTCATCACCTAAACAGGTTGGCGGATTAACTACATGGTTAAATATTGCTTGTAGTGCTAGTTCTTCATTTGGCATAGCACGTAATTAACAATTTTTCAAAAGGAGCATTAAAATGGCATTATATGTACAAGTAGTAAACTCAACCATGGCGCAATGTATCGACACTACGCCACCCGTACCAGTCGGTCAAGACGGCTGGAAGAATGCAATTGAGATCAAACCGACTCCAGTACCTTATCGTCAAGGTCTAAACGGGCCAGTCTATGACTGCTCTAAAGATCCTGTCGAGATCGTATGGACTGTGTTTGATTACGACATCCCAACTCGCAAGAGCAGCCAGCTTGGTCAAAACACCAGCCAGTACAACCAAGTCGTTGCTGGTCAAGTTGCCTTGGAAACCAATAGCAACCCAGACGATCATTACGATCCAGCCATCGTAGCAGCAGCTCAGGCTCGTTACGAAGACTTGCGTACACAGATCAACGCTGCAACAACGCAAGAAGAGTTAGACGTAACCCAAGCAGAACTAAACAGTTAAGGAGCGTAATTGAAAAAGATACTAATCATGGGTCTGCCAGGTTCTGGTAAGACTTACTTAGCACAAGCATTAAAGAAGTACCTAGAAGAAAACGATATTCGTTCCAACATGGGCGAGACTCTTTCTCTTACAGGGTTTAACGCTCAAGTTACTTGGTTTAATGCGGATGAAGTGCGAAAGAAATACAATGATTGGGACTTTTCAAAAGAGGGGCGTATTCGCCAATCTTTACGCATGGCTGAGTTTGCCCTGTCTGCTGGCGGTGATTATGTGATCTGTGACTTTGTAGCACCTTTGGTTGAGATGCGTAATAACTTCAAGGCGGATTGGACAATCTGGATGGACACGATTGACGCTGGGCGGTTTGAAGATACCAACAAGGCTTTCATACCCCCAGAGGTATATGACTTCCGTGTAACGGAGCAGAACTGCGAGAAGTGGGCTGAGTTCATCGGCAACCACATTATTGAGAACAGACGCAGACCTACATTTGATTGGCAAAAAGAAACGGTTCAGATGCTGGGTCGCTGGCAACCGTGGCATCAAGGTCACAGAGCCTTGTTTGAACGTGCTATTGCCAAGACTGGTCAAGTTGTTATCCAGATCCGTGATTGCCAAGGCTGGCAGGGATCAAATCCGTTTGCCATTGAGCAGGTAAAAGGCTATATTAAGCGTGACTTAGACCCCCTTTATCAGGGTCAGTACGAGATACAGGTTGTTCCTAACGTAGTCAATATTACCTACGGTCGTGATGTTGGTTACAAGATTGAACAAGAAACCTTTGACGATGCTACACACAGCATTTCTGCAACCAAAATTCGGAAAGAGTTAGGATTAACCTAATATGTTCGGAATAACTACATTCTCGCAATCACCGTTCTCAGCATTAGGTGGGACTGTTTATAGCCGTTCTATTGATGAGAGTGTAGCCATTGCCGATGCCCAAGTCGCAGCCATACTACATAGTTCTGCCATAGCCGAATCCATTGCGCCAGCCGATGCTCAAACCGTAACTCAAGTCTTTGCCGTAGCAATTGCAGAGTCCATGGGCGTAGCTGATACCCAAGATGTTAGTTTGTTGGCTGTAGCCTTCCAAGACGAAAGCGTGGCAGCCGTAGATACCCAAGAGCAATTAACTGGTACATTTGTCTTTGTTGCCGATTCTATTGGTATTTCCGATGTCTACACCCTAAGCAACAATACCTTTAATGCGGTGGTAGCAGAAACTCAAAACCCAGACGATACAATTAGTTCTACAGGTTTAATCCTCTTTGAAGAGCAAGACGAATCTGTAGCGGTTTCTGATACACAAACTCTTGTCCAAGTCCTTGTCGCTGCCGTTGCAGAGTCTATTGCCAGCTTAGACGCTTACGATGAGACTAGAACTCTAACCGCAGCTATCTCAGAAGATACTCACGCAGACAATGTATACAGCGTTCAGGCTAATGTTAGCTCTGCTGTTTCTGAATCTACAACGCCAACCGACGCTGTTGATGGACAGCGCCAATTTGACTACTATATTAGCGAATCTGTAAGTGCGGCTGATGCCCAGACTGGCGTATTTAACTACTTAACCACGGTTGCAGAAAGCGTCTCTCCAGCGGATAATATGACTTTTACCGTAAATACTAGGGCGTTGCCGACAGGTATCTTAATAACCATTAGCGTCACCAATGTAAACGTTTGGGGCAATATTAATGACGATTCAAACCCGAACTGGGTAATTATTAACGATTAGGAGCAATAAATGTCCACATATACCTCGTCCATTGGATTAGAGCAGATCACCCCAGGTGACCAAGC